TAAACTCTTTTACGAATCTTTTACCTGTAATTTTATAAAAGTTTTCGTCTATCGAGTTTAATTCTAACCATATTAAACCAACGCTAATAACCTTTGTAATTAATAAAGGTATTCCGACTATCATTTTAACAAATTCACCTAATAAATTGACCTCTAAAACGTATATAATTATCAAACAAATGTTATAAGATAGAAATTTTAACACTAATCTTTTTACAAAAGTCGGACAAAATTGCTTGTTTTTGAATGAATTGATAACCTCTAATAAAGCATCTGCTACAATAAAAGTACAAACGGTTGCCATTAATGGGTATATTGGTGCGATAAATGCTAAAGCTATTCCGATAAATGTAATCGGTTCTATTTTCTTAATTGGAATTATCATACTACAAAATTTCAACAGGTTCTTCATCAATCTCAAACCACATTGTTATATCGCTATTTAAGGGTGCGAATATTTCCTTTGTTTCAACTTCTCCGTTGGTTAATAACTTGCCGCTGTCGGCTGTTACTTGAATATAATATTCTGGTACTATTTCTATTTTCATTTTTTTATATTTTTATGCGATTGTCCAACCTTTTGTCGTTGCGATTAATTTCTCGGGTGCTGTTACTGCTGCGTAACCTGGATTAGTTGAAATTGTAATTGTCGGAGTTCCTACTGCTGTCCCTAATCCGTAAAAAATATTAACAATTTCTTCTCGACTCAAACACATATTTGCATAAGAAATAGCATAACGAGTTCCCTGAAAGGCTGCTTTTGCTATTGACGGGGATAAACTAACTACACCTAAAAATTGCGTTCCTACTGCTGTATTCAAATTAGGTAATAACTGTAATGATTGGCATTGTTGAAACATATATCTAAAATCCAATCCCGCTACCGTATTAATAAGCGGAACAGATTGCAAAGAAAAACAACCGTCAAACATAGAAAAAAAACTTGTTGAAAGGGTTGTAACTAATGCAGGAATAGTCCTTAAAGATATGCAGTTTTGAAACATTCCCGCTACTGTAGTGGCTAAAGCTGTATTTAAAAGTGGTATTGATTTCAAAGAATAACACTGTAAAAACATAGAATCAAACAAAGTACCCGCTCCCGTATTAAATGACGGGATTGATTGCAAAGAATAACAACCTGTAAACATACTCGAAAAAGTAATCCCTGAAGCCGTACTAAACAAAGGAACAGTTATTAAGCTTCTGCAATTTTGAAACATTGCGAAAAAGTTAGTTACTGCCGTTGTACTTGGTAAAGTAAGTTTTTGTAAGGTGTAAAAGTTTGAGAATAAAGTAGTAAAATTAGTTATTGCACCCATAGAATAGATATCTACATTTTCGCACATACTTTGATAAACAGTCGAACCCCCTAAAGTCATTGTCGTAATATTTGCACCTTTAATAGCAATATCCAACCAACCCATTGAGTGTGCCTTAGCTAAAATACTATTTTGCTGTTGTAAATCTATTTTAGTTAAATTTTGACCTGCTTGCGGTGTAACTCTAACTAAAACCTGCTTATAGCCTCTTGTTGAAAGTGTACCGCTGCTTATTGTTGAATAAGTGTAAGTGTGTTGAGCCTTTACGTTAGTAGCTACATTTTCCGAAGTACCATCTCCCCAATCAACTGTATATGCTCCCTGACAAGTTAACGCTATATGATTACTACTGTCGTCTGTAACTGCTAATAAGCCTATAAACTCTTGTGTCCCTATTGTTGGCATAGCTAACCAATCAGCAGGTCTTGTCCATCCTGAAGGGTCTACAGGTGCGGATGCTGTTACATTTGGTAATTTAAAAGAACCTACTGCCATTAGTTGTAAATATTAAAAGTTACTGTTATGTCCGATGTCGGTAAATTTGTAGCGTATATTTTAACACTACCAGAGGCGCTCAAAGTTGCTGGCATAATATCCGCTGCCTTTACAATTGCAATTGTAGAACTTGCTGGAATTACGTCTACAATACTTGTGCTTAATATATTAGCATTTGAATAAGTATATTCATATAGTCCACTAACTAACGACCAACTGGCAGCCGTTAGAGTTATCGGTGTTACTTGCAATACATCAACTAATCCATCTTGTAATTGTCCTTTTGGTATTTTCTTTGTTCCGTTCATTATAAGTAGTAATTAGCTTTTATTGATGAATCCATATTGTCATATAATATAGGTGTCATTGTGGTTATAAAATTTGACAAATCAGAAGTTGCATCGCTTAAATTATTATAAATTTTGCACGTGTCAATATACTCTATTATCGCAATATTAATTGGTTTTAATATTACATTTATTTTGTTGTCATCCAAAATGACATTTTCACTTTGTAAAATAAACTGTTCCATAATTATAAAGAATAAACTCCTAAGGTTAATAAATCAAATTGCCCTGTGTTAGTAACACCTGCACCCATACAACGTGAAGCGAAAAAGTTTAAGCCTTGCGTTTGTAAAGGTAAATTACTATTCAAAGTACCCATTGCAGTACTCCCCGTTTCTTTGTTTTTAACACAATATTTAACATCTGTACTTCCTGAATTATTATATAATTCAATAGAGTAAACAGTTGTTAATGCTGCTCCAGCTGTTCTATTTGCTGGGAAGTTAATACCTAAATCAATCTTTGTAGCCGCGCCTGTCGCATCATTGTAAAATACTTGCAAATTTGTATCTAAAGCATCCGAACCTATACCGAATAAATTAGTCAAAGAAGAAACCAAAACTGAATCACTATAAGTTAAATCTGTAGTTTGCCCTGCCATTCCATAAAATTGTCTACATCCTGAACCAAAAGCAGTATCTGAAATATAAACATCGCACATGTATTTAAAACCGCCACCTAAATAAAATAATAATGCGCTACCTCTAAATCCTGTATAACGACCAGCAGAAACAACACTACCGAAAAAGCCTTTTCTTATTTGTTTACTTGCGTAATTTGTTGAAGAAACGGATCTTGCAATAGTTGAAGCAGTAGTTGCCATTGTAACCCCACCTAGCAAAATATCAGTTGTTGAGTTGTTTGAAAAGTTTGCACCCCTAAAAGTTTCATGACCTTTTAATTTTGGAATAAATCCATCATAATTTGGGATATTTAATCCAGATCCGCTAAAAGTTGCTGGTCCACTATAACCGTCTGTAGTTAAAACTATAGCTTCCTGTTTATCTCCAAAAAATAAAAAATCATTAGAATCTAAATAACCACTTTGAAAACTTGTTGCCATTGGCATACTTAAAGTTCTATTTGCGCTTAAATCCCCTCCTCCTGTTAATGGACTTGTAGTAGAAATTGTTCTTGATGTTGGAACTTTATTTGTTAAAAAGGTATCTACTTGTGCTTTTGTGTAATACTCTAAAAATCCGCCCGATGTCGGTGTATAAAGAATGTTTATTTTATCGCCACTTTCTAAAGCGTCATCTATTGTTAAAGTAGTAGTTACAAAAGAATATTGTGAACTGTTTAATTCTTGACCGTTAACAAAAACCGCATAAATAAAACTTGGCGTTCCTGATAATGTAAAATCCTGCGAACTTGTGTAACTAAATTCTTCACGTGTTAAAGGTACTCCACCGCTCGGAATAACATTCAAAGGAACTGGTATGATACTTCTTACAGGACTTGTGCCCCCAAATTGAAAGTCGTAAGTAGGGTTAGAACCTCCACCAACTTTTGTACCGTAAAATTTAATTACAATTCTGTCAGTTGAAACAAAAATCCCATCATTCCACAAACCATTTGCAAAAAATTCAGCATAAATAGCCGAAGTAATTTGTTGTGTATTGTTAGACTGCAAAATTAATGTTTCAGTACCTCCTGAATCTCTTTTATAAACTCGAAAGAAAAATTCGGCCTGACCTGAACCAGCAGTTTTTCTAATATTACCAATAGTGGTAATATTAAATATACCAGGATTACCAATAATTTGGTTTTCGTCTGTTATCAATCCAGCAATTAATTGATCCGTTCCTGTTATCGCTCCAGTGCTTACATCTACTGCTGTAGTATTATAGTCTGGGTCTGTAATAGAAGATACCAATTTATTATAACCACCAATTCCACTTGCTACAGTTGTAGGGTAAACTGTTAATGTGCTTGGTAAATCTTCTAATGATATGAAATGAGATGTGCCATTATCACCGTCATTTATTAAATCGCTTGTTTTTGTTGGAATATTTGGTTGCAATACCCAAACAGCAG